GTGGGGTTGGGTGGGGTCATTTGGATTGTTGTGATGTTTAACGCAATAAAAAGGGGGCAATGAAGCCCCCCATCCTATGATATGACAAATAACAAACGGATTGTGCAAATATACGGATAATTTATTTTATATTTGTGGTGTTGAAACGGGATGAGCAGATTCCAATTCAGAAAACCTTATTGCCCTTTTGATTTTATATCACTGCTCTGATATATTTTCATTAGGGCTTTTTTTATGGAAAATTTAGGACAAATCATCAGAAGTAAAAAAACGGGAAAGAGCAGATACACTCCCGTAAGTAACGAAATCTTGCAGAGTTTAACATTGAGTGCCGAGGAAAAAAGCATCTTGGTTCACTTATTATCATTACCAGAGGATTGGGTTGTGTACAAAATGGCGTTTGGTAAGGCATTAAATATGGGCCGTCACCGATTCAATAACGCGTGGAAGGGGTTACAACAAAAGGGATACATTGTATCGGTACAAATGATTGACACCAATACTAATTTGATGCGTGGTTGGAATCACATGGTGCATGAAGAACCAGTATTGGACGAACAACGGATTGACCAATCTTCGGAGTTACCGAAATTCGGACAGTCCGAGGATAGGGTACTATACAAAGTAATAAATGAACAAAGTAATAATAAAGACAAAAGGGAAGAAGTTTTGGTTGATACAAAAAAGGAAATACCCACAGAGGCCCCCCGCGTTTTGGCAATTGATCCAAAGCCAGAATACGCGGAAATGTTTAATTTGTGGTTTGATTATAAGAAGGAGAAAAAACAAACCTACCAACCGATTGGGCGTGAGACCTTAATCAAATCAATGGAGAGTAAATACAACGCGGAACAATTCAAGAAGTGCGTGTTGTATTCGATTGGTCAAAATTATGCGGGGATACATGAACCCAAGGATTTATTAAAAATTGAAGTACAAACACCACAACCAACACAAAAAAGATTTAACATTGCGGACTATGAATGACAATATCGAGGATTACATCTTGGGGCAATTATTGTATTACCCACAAGCCCAGGCACTTTTGCCCCGCATCAAGCCCAATTGGTTTGATGGAGTTTTACACAAACACATCGTAGAACAAATGATTGAAAAGTATTTCAACAACGATCCAATTGATTACATGAGTTTGTCCAAAGGATTAACACGGGAACAAATAGCGTGGATGGTTCGCATTGGAAACGATGTTTATCACGCATTCAATGTGCCATCGTACTTACCCAAGTTGGAACAAAAGTTTTTGAAAAAACAATTCATCGAGGAAATTGAAAAGTTAGATTTTGCAACCGATTTGCCAAACTTGATTATTCAAGCCCAAAATGTAATTGACAACACACAGTTCACTACCATACACGACCCCGTATCAATCCACAAGGTGAGTGCTAAGGCATTGGACAACATAACCGAAGCCATTGCCCGTGGCGTGAGCATAACGGGTAAACCAACGGGGTGGAAATCATTGGATCGGATATTGGGTGGATGGAACGCGGGTGATTTAATCGTAATGGCTGCAAGACCAGGAATGGGAAAGACGGCATTGGCATTATCGCTTATTTATGAATTTGGCAAATTGGGTGGCAAAGGTTTGATTATCAGTTTGGAAATGAGTTCCGAACAATTGGCAAAAAGATACTTTTCATTATTGACCGACATTGTCAATTGGAAGATACGGAACGCCACATTGCGGGAACATGAAATAACCCAATTGTGCGAATCAGTAAACAAAAGCGATGTGGAGTTTTTTGTGGATGAGGAACCAAACGCATCAATCCAACAAATCAAATCAAAGGCAAAAATCCACAAAGCCAAACACGGGTTGGATTTATTGGTCATTGATTACATTCAGTTGATGAAGGGATCGAAGCAAAACCGCGAACAAGAAATTGCCGAGATATCAAGGGGATTAAAATTGTTGGCAAAGGAATTACAAATCACGGTTATCGTATTAGCCCAGTTATCACGGAAGCCAGAAGATAGGGCAGACAAACGCCCCATGTTAAGTGACATTCGGGAATCGGGTGCGATTGAGCAGGATGCGGATGTGGTTATGTTCCCCTTCCGACCCGCAAAATACGAAGCAATGCAACCCGAAATCGAGGATGCGGAATTGATTATTGCCAAGAACCGACACGGGGAATGCAGTATCATCCCAACCACATACATCGGTAACCGCACTTTGTACAAAGAAAATATCGAACCAAAAATTTCATCACCTTTTGAATTTTGAAATTAAAATAGTATTATTGTATCGACAAATATGAAAATGGATATCAAACAAACGGTTATTGACTTGTTAAGCCAATATACCGACTTCAAAGACAACGACCAACAATTGGTTGCATGGTATTGGAAATTGGAAATGGAGGCGATGGGCTACCCATCATCTAACACCACCGCGATGAACTTCTTAAAATTAATGGCCAATGGGCGGTTAACATCCTCCGACACCATTACACGGGTTCGTAGATTGGTGCAAGAAGAAACACCCGAATTGCGTGGTAAAAAATACGATGAACGCCAGGCCAAACAATCACAAGTTAAAAAGGATTTAGGATATTGAAATGACAAACAATAAACAACAAACAGCAGTAAAACAATTTGTAGCAACTTTTAAGACAAGTATTCAAATTGGCCCAGATGATTGGAAGGTTATAAATCCATCAATGTTATGTAATCAGAATACAACATTGGGTGAAATTGAACATTTTGTCAATAGCAATAATAATGTCGGAATACTTGAATTTAAGGTAATTGAATTAACCTACGGAGGAGGTGAGCAATGACAAACAATAAACAACAAACGGCAGTGGAGTGGTTTCACCAAAAAACTTGGGCTTTGAAAATTCAATTAGAAAAGGGTGAAATATCAATAGGTAAATATGCAAATACTTATGCTACTTTATATGAACAAGCCAAAGAAATGGAGAAGGAAAGAATTGAAACTGCATACAACAAAGGAACAGTTCATGGAATTGATTATCCTGAAAGTATACTACCAATAACTGGTGAGCAATACTACAACGAAACCTACGGAGGAGATGAGCAATGACAAACGGAAGCGTTCAATGGTTTTTTGACAAATTGATTGAAAATGGAATTATAATTGTTAATCGAACAACATACCAAGTGAAATACAAACACGAAATACTTTTAGAACAAGCCAAAGAAATGGAAGCGATTGGAAAGGAAATGAGTTATGACGATGGTTATGCGGATGGTTATAAACGGGCATTGGATTACATGACCATGTCAATTAAAAACGCAATTGAAACAAAATAATGTTAAACGAAGAAATTACACCCATAGACCAGTTGATTGAATGGTTACAGATAAACCACAATCTTGAAATACCAACGGATTTATTCCACGAATTAAAACGGGATGAAAAAATCCACGCCCAATGGTGGTATAACAAAGGATTTACAAAAGCCAAATCAATCTATTTAGACGCGGAATGAAACATTTGGAAAGCCGTATGCAAGTGCAATGTGTAAAGTGGTTTCGACTGCAATACCGCCAGGTGGGGGATTTATTAATCCATGTTCCCAATGGTGGATCACGCGATTTGTTTACGGCCCAAAGGTTAAAAGCGGAGGGGGTTATCCCAGGTGTTTCGGATTTGGTTCTATTTATGCCCAATCTAACCCACCACGGGTTATTCATTGAGTTAAAAATCAAACCGAATAAGCAATCCGAACATCAAAAAAAGTGGCAATTGATGGTTGAAGCCATGAATTATAAATATGCGTTGGTATATTCGTTTGAGGATTTTATTGTGCAAATAGAAAGTTACTTTGATAACGCTTAACGATATCGCCAAACGCCACATTGAATGGATTAAAATAGCCAAATACTTGGGTGCGAATCGTGATGAGGTCGATGATATGGTACAAACGATGTATTTGAAGTTGGGAGAAATACAAATCAAGGAAGGTTCACTTGATAGATTTGCCAATTACAACGGAACCATCAACACCATCTATCTTTTCAAAATGCTACATAATGCGTTTATAGACATCAAACGGGCAGAAAACAAGACAATACCACACCAAGACCAATTCAACCCCGTAGAAAGCCCCGAAATGGCTGAAATGGCCCACATGGACTTAATGGGTGAAGTAAAGAAAGCAATTGATGACCTACGCGATTATGACCAGATGTTATTGGAACTGCATTTTGTGTACGGACATTCGATGCGGGACATTGAAAAAAAGACGGGCATTCCAACCCATAGCGTATTTAACTCAATCAAAAACGCCAAACAATTCATTAAACAAAGAACAGTAATCAAATACAAGATTTATGCAGAAGAAAAACGAAACACGGAAGAAGTACACCGAATCACGACCATCAATCGGGGTGGGGGATATGATTCAGAAGGTGACACAAGCCACGGGGATTGAACTTGCCACCAAATTTTTGATGGGCGAGGACATTAAAGAACTCCCAAATTAT